CCGTTAACTCCCCATAGCACGGGCTATCACAAAACTTGACTGCATCTTCAAAAGTCCATTTCCCCATGCGTTTCTCGCGGCTTCCCATTCTTTCGGATGTATGTTCACGGACTGACGGCCCCCCATATCCCCCACTCGCTCCCGTCACAAAACAGGCGACGGAGTTGGCAAATGCACAATGATGTTGATTCGGTGCATCGGGGTGATTGGCTTTTCCTAATTCAAACGCTTGTTTTAAGATTTCCGAGTAATTGTCAATATTCATGGTGGTTTCCTTTTTAATTGAATTTGCGGAGTAAATAGGCTGCGAGGATGCCACAGCCAGCACCTAACAGAGATTCGAGAACGATTGAAATGATTTGATTTGTCATTGGAGTTTTCCTTATTTACAGAGGTTTGCTTGAGACAAGGCATCCAAGACGGAGCCTCGAAGTTCTTTAGGTGCGCTGTTGTTGCGATATCCATAGAACTGCTGACAAGCGTAGGAGTTGCCTGCTTTGACCATTTCAACGGTATAGGTAACACGACCGTATTCTCGGATAGCCAAAATGATTGACCGACCGGAGTTAACAGCTTCCCCATAGCCGCCGACGCAGTGGGATAACTGTTGACCCCATAGTTTTAACTGCGCGTTACAAGTTGGGATCTCAATCTCCCAAGAACCGTCAACAGAACACAGTCCTTGCACCCGTTGGAAGTCGGGGTTAACTTTTAGGGGGAAATCAGGGAGTCGGTTGACGTATTCCTTAGCTAACTGTTCATGAACGGATAACCAACAACGCACCCGCCCCAAGTTAGGAACGCCACCGTTATCTTCTAATCGCTTGAACAAATAACCCGTGTCTCGGACTGTATTTGAGTCCACTGGATGAACCTCCCCACGGACTTTAAACTCAGTAGTTTGAATCATCCGCAAAGCTGCTTCTGGAGATAGTGATTTGAGGAATGCGATCGCATCCTCCTCAAACTCAATACAATTAGTCACGGTGAAATATTTTTGAAGTAAATCAGCATTGCCATGAGCCAACACCACCGCCCATTGACGGGCTTCGGGTTGGGACTGTTGAAAAGCCTTGAGAGTGGCTTTTCCTGACACTCCAAAAAGGTGTTTGCAGGCTTGCTGAGGGGAGAGATAATCAGCTAACCCCAATAGCAAACTGTCTTGATTGTCCCGACGATTTAAACAAGTCCAGGGCAGTGTTTGATAAGGGAGTTCTAACACTACTTCTAAAAGTGTTTGATAATATTTTTTGGTGTATCGGTTGCCATTACCGTAAACCATAAACAAAGGTAATAGTTCAACAAATGGCATCCGAGACAATTCTCGGAATTTTGCCCAAAAAGCTGCTGTCAATTCATGGCGGTTGTAAGTTTCCCCACGCCATGCGGACTTCCATCCTAGGGAGTGATAACCTTTCCATCCAGTGCTAACGCCTTGATTGATTTCCTCCCATGCCAATTTAGCCAAGAAACGGCTTTTAACTGGCATCCGTCCAATACGTTCGGCAATTCCTTTTGGTAGATCGCCACACCATTTCCATGCACGGGCGCAGTCTCGAAGCTGCCAAATATTGCCAACTCGTTCGGAGTTAACTTCAAACGCATCGGCTTGAACTAATTGCTTTTTAACCCATAACGGGAGTTTGTTAAAGTTGGGCGTTGTTGCAATTTGTAGAACTTTTGCCTGGTCAACTTGGTAGCAGCTACCCCATGACCGTCCGGGGGTCATAACTTCTTTATAGAGATTTAAGAATCTCTCGGCATCCGCTACGTAGCGGATGCCGATAAATAGAAGGGTTTCGGCACACACATGAAATCGAGTTGCTTCAACTTCGTGGTTGTAGTAGCGAACGTGCGATGAGAATGTCCATCCATCTTCGGTCAGGTACTCCTCATAACCTAAGCCACAGGCTTTTAAATCTTCAGTCCGACTTTTTGCCCAATGCCGCAATTCTTTGACAGCCGCCCAATCTTTCTTTGCTTGGGTCACATTAAATTCTTTATCACGGGTTGTGGCGTGGTAGCACTGCCAAGCCAGGTATTTAGCCCCGCGCGACTTCCCTTCAATCAACTGAAGGAAGTTTTCGTAACCGTCCGCAGGGAGAGACTCTATAAATTCAATCTCCTCAATGGTCAGTTCACGGGAGTTTAGTTGAAACGTATTTTCTAGCCGTCCTGCGACCAAATCCACACCCTCTTCAAAAAGGGCTTCTTCTAAGGTTTGAGCGTTTCTGACTCGGACTGCTAATGGTGACTTGCGACTGTTAAGCGACATGGTACTATTTCCTTAAGTGACTTGTTCACTGCAAGGGGAGAGTCTTGATTTTGCGGTCTGGCTCTTCCCTTGCCTTTTTATATTAACCCCCACTTCTTAGAATGTCAAGCCATAACTTTAATTATTTTTGATTTTGTATCCCCCTGATACAAAATCAACATCCCTATCCCTATAATCAAAAAATAACCCTCTAAAATATTTAGAGGGTTTAATCCCATGAGTAAACATTAATAAAAAATGAATTCACCAACAAAGGATGGATACGCATCCGCACTAAAAGAACTCTCCTCACTCCTTGGGGGTCAAATAGCCTATCACTTTCCTGATTATCAGGCAATATTAGAATACGCATTGGCAAATTAAATCCATTATCAGGAGCAATTGGCAACAGGTAAATCAAAAAAATATTTTGATTCTGTATTAAAGAGGTATAAAAATCAAAATATTTTTTGATATAATCTATGTGTTGATATTCTTATAACAACGGAAATGGAACCAACACAGCTAACAATGGAGCAAGAATTTAAACTTGCGATAATTAAACGTAATGTGGATATATTGACTTTGGAGGAAGCTAGAGAATATATAATTGAATTAGTACGGCAAGGTATGATTAAAGATGATTTGATTAAAAATTGGATGAGGATGAAATGAGCAAATTGATTGCTTTTGAAGGGATTGACCGCAGTGGGAAAACAACCCAAATTAGAAAACTTTGCGACCATTTCACGGCGTTAAAGTTAAAATTTTACATCACAAGAGAACCCTGTGATTATGACGTTCGTTTTGAATTAAAGAATGGGCTTTTGACACCGGAACAGCAGCTTAAATTAATCCTGAATGATAGGATTAAACACAATCCCACGGTTAAATATTTGTTAGAAGATTCTGATTTGGTATTGTGCGATCGCTATACGGATTCAACACTTGCTTATCAGGGATATGGGCACGGGCTTAATTTAGATAATTTAAGGAAGCTAAATCACGATGCGACGGGGGGAATTGATCCCGATATGGTGATTTTGTTCGATTGTCCTGTTGAGGTGGCGGTGCGCCGCGATCTCGACAAACCTCTGGACAAGGTTGAACGAGACTTGCTTTTTTTAGATCGGGTTCGGTTTGGATATCTTGAATTGGCGAGGGAGAATAACTGGATTGTGATTAACGCAACGCAAACAACTACCCGAATAACTCAGGAAATATCTGGCATTCTGATGGGGATTATTCCTGTCCCTGTGATTAGATAAACGGCAAAAAACCAGGGGTTTATATTCCCTGGTTAGTTTTAAGTTGAATTAGAGGTCTTTTAATTCCATTCCTCTAACTCTAATTCTTCCCCTACAAAATCAGGGAATTGGGTATAAAACCTTGTCAAAGCCTCTAGTTCATTTAGGGCTTCGAGGTAATACCCTTGTCTGTTTGCCTTGTTGGGCGCAGTTTTGACCCGTGTAATGCGATAAATCATAATATCCTCCTGTTTAGTTGATAAAAATTTGCTTGTTGATTAGCAAAACGTTTTGAGCCGTCAACACCGGGGATTCATCCTTTTTAAACACAAATGAGTTGTATTTGTAGGGGTTGTAAGTAACAGCTTGATCACAGTTTTTCACTGTGTCAGTCAATGTTCCTACAACGCAAGCGTGGACGTTTTTACGCTGCTCTCGGATCACCCGTTGCCGTCCGGCTTCAGAAACTTTGAATGTAGCATTTATTAATTTAACTTCTGTTTCGTGGGCTATTACCCGCCCCTTATTTTCACCTTCAAGGGCGACTACCGAAAAACATCTTTTATGGAGATTGAAATAGACTTTAACTTTCATGGTATACTTCTAATTAATTGACTTAAATGATTGACTTGCAACCGAGTAGGGCAGCCACCTTACTCGGTTAATTAATCTTTAACCGTAGCATTCAATAACGTAATCAATCGAAGCTTTGTCACTCATTGTCAAGCGGTAGGACTGACTACCTTTCCAGGTTTTTAACCCATTGACGGCACGTTTCACGTCTTCACCATCGTCAACCAAGTTAAAGAAATTCGTCAGCCTTGCGGCTGTCCAAGGTGTTACGTCGTAAAGTGAAAATTTCCGGTCGCAGTAAATTTTAGTTGGCTCGGTTTGAGTGGTCATCGTTTTGTCTCCTGTGTTTTTAACCTTCTACATTTATAACTATACCCCACCTATCCCAAGGGGTCAACCCCTCCCCCGACTTTTTTGTAAAGAATTATATCTCCACGGGTGATTGCCTCCAAAAATTCTGTCCATGCGGGTTCCGGTGAGTCCTGCCTCCAATAACGATAACCCATGCCTACAACAAGGGTTTTAAGCCTTTCTCTATCTTCTGGCTTGAGTCTGGCTTTGATTTCTTGCCTGTGTTCGTGGGGTCTTACCATAAAAAAATATCCTATATAACTATTCCCCAGTTTATAACAGATTATGGAATTTATTCGCCATCCGTGAATAATTCAGGCAATGAGGGTCTGTGGATCACGCTCCCAGCATAATTATTGTAAATAGTCTCAATTCTGTTCCCTGCGAGTTCTGCCATTTCAGCAGGGCTTTTCCCTTGCGATAACCCGTGGGAAATCAGAGTATGACGGCAGTTTCCGGGCTTGCGATATTCCACACCAACCTTAGCTAAAACCTGTTTCCAAGCCCGATTTCTGAAATTGTGGGAATCAATTGGCAATCCAGTCAAGGAGACAAAAACCGGAGCCTCCGGGTCGGGGTCAATCGGACGGATTGCTTTGAGAATATTTTGAAGGCGAGGGGGAAGTGGAATTAAGCGATCGCGATTAGTTTTAGTCGATTTCCTTTGACCGGATACCGTTAATTTGCAGCTAATTAAAACCTCGTTACAGTCTTCTGATATATGTTTCCACTGGAGCCCGTTTGCTTCCCCCGGGCGGCAACCTGTACCCAACAAAAACTCAACGTAGGGGAGAAAATGGGAATAATATTGATCTGTTGCAAACCCTTCTAAAATCCGTTTGATTTCCTCAATCGAGAAAGGTTTTAATCTTCTTTTTGGGGGAACTTTTACCGATACCTCAGTCCAGTGATTGACCTCAACTAATTGCTTCTTAATACCCCACTCATAAACAGCATTTAAGAATACAATTCTTTCCCTAACTGTGGCGGGTTCGTTGTGTTGTAGCAGCCAATCACGAAAGCCAAAAGCGGATTTTTCAGTCAGGCTATCATTACCAAAATATTGTTTAATCCTGGGCAAGAAATGATTGTATTTATAAAGCGTTTCTGATTCAATCTGTTGTTGCTTGTAATTCAAATACCGTTCAACTAATCCGACAACTGAAACCGTCGCCTGTTTAACTTCCATTTCTGATTGTGGCTTGTACTTGGTTAGGGAACTATCAAAGTTTCCCGTGGCGCAGTCCCCTTGAATCTGCAAAGCCAACCGTTGTGCCACCATCTGATTTAGGGGGTTATCCTCCAATCCTAAGCTCAAAAAATATCTTTTGCCCTGGTGACTCCAAACCAGCCGGAGCCACCCCACCCCCGCAGAACTGATGGTAGTTTTGACCTGTA